CAGTAAATGGCACAGATACATTTGATAATGGTTCAATCAACATTCTTTACGAGTAAAAATTATGAATAAAATTGAAATTACAATAGATGTAATTACTGGCAAAACTACAAGAAATGAAGTGCCTTTTACAGAACAAGAACTTGCTTATTCTGCACAAATTACTGCACAAACAGAAAATGCAAAAGCACAAACTGAATCAGCAAAGGCTTCAGCATTGGCTAAATTAACTGCACTTGGTTTAACTCAAGATGAAGTAAAAGCGTTAGTTGGGTAATCATGGATAACGGCATTGATTTAGTTCGCTATGGGGTGCTGTGGAATCGTGTGGAAAACTACGAGCATCGCCTTGAAGCCATTGATAAAAAGATGGATAAGATGGAAGCCCAGCTAGAAACTTTGGTCGCTAACAGCAATAAACAGGCTGGGGCGGCCTGGCTTGGAATTGCCATTATGAACGCACTTAGCATTATTGGTGGTTGGGCATTGCACTACTTCACAAGCAAATGATGTGTCAGACCCATTCGGAATATCAGAAAGCGTCAAAGGGCTTTCTAGTAGCCTAGATTCGAGCCGTGAAGCGGCTAAAGGTTTATCTAAAAGCATTGAAGGTGTCCAGCAAGATGCAACTGATGTAGCCCAAAAACAAGCCCAAGAACGGATCAGGGCAAGGCGAGAAGCAGAGTTTAGGAAGCAACGAGCATTAATCAAGGCTTTAGAAGATTGGCAAAAAAAGAAACAAATTAGCGATGAAGAAGCCAAATTAAAGATCGACTTTGTTAAGAAGTATGGTGCTAAAGAGTGGGAAGCAGTCCTTAAAATCAAGTTGGATATTGAGAATTTGGAACGCAAAGATAACGAAGAATATCAGCACGATTTAAAAGCTGTCAGACGGGTACAGTTTTGGTGCTTTTTTGTAGCGGCTTTTATAGCGTGGTATTTGACTTGGGGTATTAAACAATGAATATGCAGGATGTTCTTAAGGCAGTAATTCCAATCTTAGTAGCTTGTATAGCTTGGCTACTCGGTCAAGTATCTTCATTCCAAACCCGTCTTACCCAAATTGAAGGCAAAATGCCAGCGTTGATTACCGCGGAAGGTGTGCCAACAGACAGTCCTATCTCAGCAGAACGCAGAGCCAAGCAACGGGAAGAAATCTACAAAGAACTGCATGATCTTCATGTCCGGGTTAAATTAATGGAAGAAAGAAACAAAAAATGATGGACACATTACTATCAATTCTTAAGGGTGTTGCCCCTGTATTGGCTACAGCAATTGCTGGCCCTGCTGGTGGTGCGGCCGTAGGTTGGTTAGCTGACAAGCTAGGTGTAGATGACGCTACTGTAGAAGGGGTCACAGCCGCGTTAACTGGTAACCCTGAACTTACCTTTAAACTCAAAGAATTAGACCTTGAATACGCTAAATTAGAGCAACAGGATCGAGATTCTGCCCGTAAAGCATACGCAGAAGTAGCCACATCACAATACGCTACCAAACTGGACAAAGCCGTAGTTCCAATCCTTGCTTTAGGTACAGTAGCTTTAGCGTTTTTATTTATTGGCTTTTTGATTTTTAAAGATGTGCCAACAGATCAACAGCAGATGATTATATTTGCACTTGGATTTATTACCAGTTCAGCTGGACAAGTCTTATCGTTTTATTTTGGTAGTTCACAGGGCAGTAAAGACAAAACTAAAGAAATTGAAGGGATGATGAAACGATGAATTTAAGCCCCCATTTCACGCTAGAAGAGCTTACACACACCGATCACCGTGAGTTCGACAACACGCCCAATGAAGCGGAAAAAGCGAACCTAACCCGTTTAGCGGCTTTTTTAGAGGAAGTTAAAGAAGTGCTTGGTGGCAAACCAATTATGGTCAATTCAGCCTTTCGCTGTAAGCAGGTGAATGATGCCGTTGGAAGCAAAGATTCAAGCCAACACCGCATCGGTTGTGCCGCAGATATTCGTGTGCCAGGGATGACCCCAAACGAGGTTGTTGAGGCCGTTATTGCATCGGGGATTGGATATGACCAAATTATTCGAGAATTTGACCGCTGGACACATATTAGTGTTCCTAGCACTGCTGGGAATAATCCTCGCAGACAGTCTTTGATTATTGATAAATCAGGGACACGGCCCTTTAAAACTGCTTAATATTGTTTAAGCGTTTTTGGTCGTAACGGTAGGATGGGTGATTGCCGCCAATCAATGTGGCGTATAAAAACAACTCGTCTTTATCAACCCAGCCAATAATATCTCCACCGTCATCGTCCACAACCACCAAGATATAAAAGTCACAAGGGCTTTTTCTGTGATATTCCGTCACATAAACATCGCCTTGCTTGTTGCGAGTGGACTTCACATCAATCGTTTTGCCACCTGACGTTTTAAGGTCTGCTGGGTTCTTCTTTTGGTTGATGGTGAAATCAGGCATTAAGTTTAAAAACTTGGCAACAATGTATTCGCCCTTAAAGCCGTCAATATCCATCTCGTAGGGGTCTTGCTTGCTTACCTGGCGGTCATGGTTAAATTGCATGGCGTTTTTCCTACGCATAGTACCGAAATACTCGCATAGGAAAAGTTCGTGCTTGTTAAGGTCTACTCTCAAATCGGATGCCCTTGAGTAAGGTAGCTTGTACCAAAAACCACCGCTGAAATAAACAAGGCCATCAAGCCACCTAAAACCACGTTTTTGATGTTTTGGATGTGTTTGCTTTTGCGTTCACGGTGCAGCAGTTTCTCGTACTCCGCTTTGTCACCCCAACCCTTATCAATCATGCGTTGGCGTTGCTCAAACTTGGCTTGGGCTTGGTAATAATTTTCAGCATCTCTTTCGCTTTGTAACATGGCTGGCTCCTATTGGAATAATTTGTAACGTGGGTTGCAGGTAACTTCTACTGGCACATCGCTTGTGACACCGTTAATCTTGCGTTTTGCCGTAATGACTACTGGGCGTGTGCCAGCTTCCTCACACTCGGTAATGCCAAGAATGACTTGCTGGCGGCTCATGTGAAAGGCTTGTTTGTCTGTTTCCAGGTTAACGTGGGGTGGCTCAAATGAACTGCAAGCCGCTAATCCTAATGGTGCTAATAAAAATAGTCGTTTCATGGTTTTTCCTAAAGGGTGGCAGGTCAAGGTCTTTTTAGTCGTTCGTCTGCGAGTACTTGAGCTGAATAGTGTCAATGACCTGCCGTTGTTTATCTTGCGGTAACTTTTAAGGTAATGACCGCAGTTGTTTTGGTGTGCTTGGCAATCAAGTCGGCTGGAACGTTTGCTTCTGCAAACACCGCTTTGTTGTCAATCGTTTTGCGTTGTGAAAGGGTTACACAAGACTTGTACAAGTTGCCCTCAATGTGGCCCTCGCTCTGTTTAAGCTTGTTTTTGATAACTTCTGCTTGTGCTTCCAGGTCAGCGATTTGAGCCATCAGCATACCGAGTTGGTCAACTTCTGTGATTTGAATGTCTAAAACTTGCATTTGCTTCTCCTTTATCTATCTCACTGCCCGATGCAGTAATGACAGAATAATTAAGGTGGCTTAACAATGCAAGGTTTATTTAATAGGAAAAACCCTAGTGTGACAAAAAGCAACAGGGCAGTATTTGGCAGTTGCTATCAATGGGCGAGAAAGCCGCAAAATTACCCAATTACTGCATCCTACTGTGGCGGCTTAACGCCCTAAATATGGTGGGTCGGCAGTCCGTGAAGGAGCTTAGATTGTGTCTAATCTGCCGCCCTAACCCATTATATTCCGTTCTTGATCTGATAGACCCTTAACAGATGCTCAAAGCACTCCCAGCCCTTTTGAAGCCTGTCTTGCTCTACTTCTATCAGCTTGACCTGGTTAGTCGTGCCGTTTACAAAGACAATTGCACACCTGGCGGTTGGCATACCCAAGCCCTCGCGATATGCCGCCAATTGCATCTCATGCTCAAAATACACGTCCACTTTAGCAAGGTCGGTGTCTTTGGTTTTAAAGTCGACAATAAAGCCTGTTTTAGCCATTAAGTCGCATTTGCCACCATACCCCAGCGGATGCCCAAAAGAACGCTCTGCGAGCCACGGTTGCTCCCCAAAGGCGTCTTTAAGGGCAAGGTCAATGTTATCCAAGTAAGCTGGCTTTTCAGGCATATACATTTGCTCAAAATAACCCTCAATAACTGCGTGAATAGCAGTACCCCTTTCTGCCGCTTCCCTGCCTGTAGCCTTTGAATCTTGCATGACACGAGCCAACCACTCCTGTTCCGCTTCACCATCTGCTCTTGGCAAAGTTAAAGCGGCTAGGAGGACTTGTTGCTGTTTCCATGTATCAAGGCCTGCTTTTGATAACTGTCCGTTAATTGTCGTAACACTTGGCAGAAGTCCGAGTTTCCGTGCGTCACGGAGCGTTGTTGCCCGTTCCCCAGTTTTGCCGATGGTTGTATAGGCTGGAGTTCCCTCCTTTGTGTACCAATGACCATTTTCTTGTACCTTTTCTTTAACTATCATAATCAGAATGGAATATCGTCAAGTTTAGGATCAGACTCTACTGGCTCGTTTGCTTCTCTAGCCTTTTGCCCACGCCACTCAGATGATTCAGTAATCTTTTCTTTGTAGTATTTTGGCAACGCATCGTATTTAGATTGGTCAAACTCTGCCAACCAAAAATGAACTGCTGGGTTGATGCCTTCAGGCTGGGCGTTACGCAGGGCGGACGGTACAGGGCTGATGCCGCTAATATTGGCGTACTTGCCATCCTCGCTGTGAGTGATGTTTACCATACAGAACTTGCCAAGCAATCCTTTAAGGTCAAAGTTCTTTCTATCTTCCGATGTCATCTTTTTATTTGACCAAGCTTCTAAATCTTGGCGTAAACGTGCTTGATCGCCTAAACTAACTGTATATCGTTTGGACA